AAAAGAAAAAGCACAAGAATTATTTGATAAAATGCACGAAGAAATATATAATAGAGATATGTATAATGATTTATATAGAGCTAAACAATGTGCATTAATAGCTGTTAATGAAATATTAGAACTAAATGAAACGCAAGAAGAATATCAAATACAATATGACAATGGGGAATGGAGTAGAGAACTTGGATATAGATATTCAAAATATTGGGAAGAAGTTAAACAAGAAATAGAAAACCTATAACCAAAACAAATAACCTATGGAATGGCTTATTTTACCAACTACAATTTTTGTTATTGCATTTTTAGTAAATGGATTTTCAGACAAACATAGTGGGACAAAAACATTTTACAAAAAAGACAAAACACCTAAAGAATAACCAAAACAAATAACCTATGTTAGAGTTTAGCAAACCAATTCCGGTAGTAGTAGAAGGGAATAAAGATGGTTATGCTTTATACGTAACCAATAGCGGGATGCTAGAAAACGATATTTGGTGCGTATTTCTATGCGATGGGGGAATAGTTAGACACTATCGAAGTGATCAAATTAAAATATTCTACAACGAAACGTTTAATATTACCAAAAACAAATAAAATTTATACCTTTGTGATATGGCAAAATTGCAAGTAGACATAGACTTTATTGCGGAAAGATTGCGAAAAGGTCAACAACCAAAGGAAATTTATGCGGAATTTTGCGAAAAGCTTCGCAAAGTGAGTAGTAGAACGTTCGATAATCGCATAAAGGACGCAAAAAGCGCATTAGCAGAAGAACAAGAAGCTTTAAGGGGTATAATTAATGAGAAGCGTCAAGAAATTGCAGAGGTCAAAATAGGTACCTTAAAATCCGATTTAGAGATAGAGGAACAATTGCTAAAAATAGGTTTTGGCGAAATGGAAATAGAAGAACGTACCGATATGCCTAACGGAATAGTAATCAATACCCGCAAACCAACACCGGCCGAAATGAGGTCAGCTTTAGCGGAAGTGTGGAAGAAACGTGGCGTTTATGCTGCGGAGAAGGTAGAGCAAACAATAGTAGTAAAAGTCCCGGACGATGACAATTGAGTGGCCTAAGTGGAACCGAATAATAAACGAACGCTTTGTAGAATTAAATAAATGCTTTGATCGTTATTTGATTTTGTACGGATCAAGAGGATCAAGCAAATCAGATTATACGGCCAAGCGGTTAATACTGTTTTGTTTAACCCATAAGTATTTTAAGTGCATTTTATACCGTAAGAACTTTAATTAGATCAAAGATTCATCTTACGACACTATTAAACAAGCCATCTACGATCTAGGCTTAGAATCCTTATTTGTTTTTAAAATAGCCCCATTGGAAATTGTTTGCCTAAATGGAAACAAATTTATTGCAAGGGGTGGCGACGATCCAAACAAGCTTAAGTCCATTAAAGATCCGACAATGGTATGGTATGAGGAAGACATACCGGACGAATCAGACTTTGCAACTATTTCTTTAACTATCAGATCCGGCAAAGCAGAAATACTACAAGAGATATTCACGATCAATCCCCAAGTAGAGGGTAACCCGGAAGATAATTGGTTTTGGCAAAGGTTTTTTAAAGGCCACCATGAACTATCTTTCAGACAAAAAACCACAGTAGAGGTAGAGGGTAGACAAATTGATTATTATTATACCGTCCACCATTCAGCTTATCAAGATAACCGATGGTTGCCGGACGAGGTGAAAGCGCAGATAGAAGACTACAAAGAAAAAAATCCTTATCTATATTCCGTTTATGCTAGAGGGCTTTGGACAGCCAAAGAAACCGGCGGCAATTTCTATAAAGAATTTTCTAGGGCTAAACACGTCAAGAAGTTACAATACAATCCATCTTTACCGATTCATGTAAGCTTTGATTTTAACGTAAACCCCTATTGTTCAGTACAAATATGGCAAATAAAGGGCGTAGAGGCGAATTGTATCGATGAGATACCCGCACGATACCCAAATAACAATACTAGGGGCGCTTCAAAACTGTTTTTACAAAAGTATTTCGCCCATAAAGGAGGACTTTTTGTGTACGGTGATCCTTCGGGCAAGTCGGCCGACACAAGATCGGAGCAAGGGCAAAACGATTTCCGTATCATTATGACCGAGTTGTCAAATTTAAGACCTAATCTTAGAGTTCATAGCAAAGCACCGGCGGTGGCCATGCGTGGAAATTGGATCAATTCAATACTAGGATTTGAGGAAGGCGGTATCAAATTATCAATAGACGAGAATTGCGGTCAGACAATATCTGATTTCAGTTACTTGAAGGAAGCATCGGACGGCACCAAGCACAAAGAGAAGGTAAAAGATTCCGAAACAAATGTAACTTATGAGAAGTACGGACACTTTTCAGATTGTGCCGATTATATGCTTACTTTTGCTTTTAATAGTGAATATGACAAATTCCAAAGAGGCGGCATAACAAACATTTCGTTTGGTAAAAATAGAAATTCCAAAAATAGTTACTAAATTTACACCAAACACGAGCATAAAAAATAAAATAAATGGCATATCTTATCCCATCCGACTATTTGCGCCTTATCCAAGATGCCAATTTAAGTCAAGTAATTACATCAAATCCCGTAGTGCAAGGGGGCGCAGAGTTGGCAGCACAAGCGGAAGCAATATCCTATCTTAGACAAAAGTATGACGTAAGCCGTGAGTTTGCTAATACATCGAAGTGGAACCAATCAAGTCCATATAGCGCGGGGGATAGAGTTTATATAGATGCTTTTGCTTATGTATCAACCCAAACTTATCACATTGGTGATTTAGTTTTATACTTAGGAAAAATTTACGAATGTATTTTAACAACTACCGGCACTTTTGATTCGGCTGCGTGGAATGTATTAGGAAATCAATATGATTTATTTTATGTATTGAATCCTTACCCAATGTTTGATCTAACAAAACTTTACAATGTTGGGGATTTAGTATTTTGGGCGGGTGCGGTTTATTCATGTTTAGTACAAACACCGGTTTTAACTCATGAGGATGGAATACAGTATTATCAATCCAATCAAATTCCTTATGCTAACGTCTTCCCTAACGATCCGGTAAATGGGTCACAAAAGTGGCAATGGCAATATAATTATCTTGTAAACGGCGGATCTGACATACAAAACCAATCGATTTGGTCGGCTTCGGACAATAGAGATCAACAAATGGTGATGTTCTTCACCGACATAACATTATATCACCTTCACGCACGTATCGCGCCGCGTAATATCCCGGATCTAAGGGTAGCAAGGTACGAAGCCGCAATCGATTGGTTAAAGATGTGCGCGAAAGGTGACATAACCCCAAACCTTCCTTTATTGCAGCCCAAACAAGGTGCAAGGATTAGATTTGGTGGACAAGTACGTAACATTAACTCATATTAATAATGGCAAATATCTTCCAAAATATAAGAAACTATGTGTTCCCAACACCACAAAGCAAAGCTAACGCGTTATCAGAGTATGGCGCAGAGTGGCGCGGCGGTGGAAATGTAGAAAAAAACCTACGCAGTTATATTACTCCGGTACAGTTACAACGTATTAGACATGACGTCCAAATGTGGCGTGATGCAATTAAAGAGGCGGAACAAGCGTGGTACCCTCATAGAGTAAGGATGCAAAGAATGTACAACGATACAGTCCTAAACGGTCACGTTTATTCATGTATTAAGCGTAGAAAGGATTTAACTTTATTAAGGGATTGGGGATTTGAAAACAAAAACGAGGTAGTTAATGAGGACGTGACAGCCATGTTCAATCAAAAGTGGTTTGCTAAGTTCCTTGAATATGCTTTAGAAGCGAAGTTTTTTGGGTACAGTTTGATTGCTTTGGGTGATTTTGAAGATGATAATTTCAAAGATTTATCTATAATTAGAAGATTTAACATATCACCGGATCGTTTAAACGTTACATCTTATGTTTATGCTTTAAGTGGTGCGCAGTTCCTTGAAGATCCTTACGTTGATTGGCACGTATGGGTAGACACACCAACCGACGTCGGTATCGCAAAGGTTGGATATGGTTTGTTATACTATGTGGCTATTTACGAAATTATTTGTCGTAACGTTTTAGGCTTTAACACCGATGCAGCCGAGTTATAC